AGGGCTTCGGCACGATTGTTGCTATCCGAATCATTACAAAGTCTTAAAAAATCCTTAGCTTCTTGGATTCTGCCGTCTGATTGGGAGTCTGCAACGCTATCGTATGCCATAGATATTCCTTAATTATCGGCTAATTTTAAGCCAAGTGTAGTATTTGCACAACATATTCTAGCCCATCCAGCTTGACGGCAGTTGATAAGTAGCCTTTTGTTTAGGTGCTTTTCTAGGCTCATTTACCATTAAACCAATGTAACGGAAAGCATCTGCTCCGTGGCTGTAATTGTCATGCAGGGGTTTTTGGCTAAATTGCTTAGTGTCAGGATCTACGTCATAGCGGTAGTGGCGCAGACATTGCAGTCCTTCATGCGTGTTGGTCTTATCAAACCAGCACTTGTTAAACATCATTCGGGCAGCATTAATAGAATCAGCGATTGGTGTTCGCTCAATAACTCTAGTGTTATACCCTGAAGCTCTAACGATTTCTTCAATACTCTTGCCGTTTGAGGCCAAAGTCTTGTTTCCAGCATCATGAGGTAGCCAAATGGTGTCAACAACGTATCCATAGGATTGAATTTTAGCTAAATAATGAGCAATAGTCTGCTGATTGTTCTCGTAATAGCGGATTAGCCTTGTTTCCATTCCAATCCATTGCACAGCCCAGAATGCAGTTTGATCGGCCCACCCAAGATCAAACACAAAATGAACGGGTTTGATAGGATCGTAAGGCACATTGGTTATGCGCCCTTCTAGCTCCGCCATTGTCATTTCTTTAGCAAAAATAGCACCATCTACTGTTTGACGGCATAGGCCCTCCCAGACTGTGTTGTAGGCTTCTCTGTCCCTGCTAAAAAGGGCATCTTTTTCTAACCTGAGTGTTTCAGGAAACCACGGGTTATCCGACCAATTAATCTTCGCAACTTTACTATTGTCTGGTGGGTTAAGAACAAACCTTTGGTATGTTTCGTCTGACTGGAGTTCTGGGTTAAATGTAACCCATATTTCTGAGCTTTCTTTACGAATTGTGGGGATAAGAACATTCCATGATGTTTTAGATACGCTCTGTGCCTCCTCGACCCAACATATATCCACGCCCTCATAGGATTTGATATTGGCAACATTGTTCTTAAGTCCGACAAAAGCAAACTCGCTCCCATTCTTACCTCTGATTGAGTTTTGCGTAATCTCATAGAATGACTCCAGCTTTAATGCAATGATTTGATCCGATAAGAGCTTGTGAACGGATTGGCCTATAGAGTTTTGGAACTCACGGGCGCATAAGACTCTGGTTGGCTTTTTGACACCAAGAACCAATAAAGCCCTCGCAACACCCCAAGACTTAGCCCCACCACGACCCCCATAAAGAACCTTGTAACGCATAGGCTCAAAGAGAAATTGCAGCTTGATAGGGAAGTCAACCGCAGATATTGCCTCCCGCAGTTCTTGGGTGATTTCATTCATTTATTGATTGTTTCAAAGTTTATCTGCTTTGGGAACATATCTTTGGCTACGTAAACTGAGGAAAATGGGGGATTTAATGAAGGTTTTTGATCTTCATAGCTTTTAAAGTAACTAATTCTTTTATTGAAATACATAATCTCAAAATTATTATCTTTAAACATATTGAATCGTTTTTGGCTTTCAAATAACCCTACCACTCCAACCAACATAGCAAATGGCTTGCCGATTTCAAACAATCTATTAAAAACCTCGTATTTCAAAGAATAAGGCGGATTTGAAATAATGTAGTCACAGTCTACTGGTTGCATAGCAAAGAAATCTTGCCCGTTTTGTAAATGGCTATGTATTATTTGATGGCCCTGTTTTGTCAGCATAGTCACAAATAAACTTTGCTCTGTATCAAAAGGACACCAAATACGACTATTAGGCTTGATGTATTGGAATAATGGCTCTATCGCATAGCCAGGCGTATAGAACTCGTCATTCTGACTACCAGCGACAATATCAAGTTTCACTTGGCTTTACAAACCTGACTTCTAATGAAGTAACGATATTGTTGCCTTCTGCATCTTCAAGAGTATTAGCCTGAACTGCCTTGCCATCTAAACGATCAGCGACTTCCTTAACAGCCCATGCTTCCCCTGCTTCTGCTTGATCTAATATCTTGTCAACAATCCTGCCAATCTTCTGTGGATTTTGAGCTAAAGCCCTTCTCATAGCATCTAAAAAAGGCTTATTCTTTGTTGCGTTCTTGTTACCAATAGGCGCACCGACAGGATTATTTGACTTTTCTTCCATTTCTTTGAATTATAAATACTTTTTGTTGTATTTACGCAACACTTTGGCTGTCATCAGATTGTTGTATTTCTGCAACGTTTGTCTGTTTGATAGCTTGGACTTGTGCTGTAGCCTGTCCATGAATCTTAGCGATCAATCCAGCTACTTCTGCATAAGCAGCGTTACCCACGTGTTTAAGGATTGCCTCTACTTCTGCGATTTCTAAATTGAGATTAATCATTTCTTTTTAGCCTTTGCTTTAGCAGCATTCTTCTCAGCGTATGCAATAGCGACAGCTTGCTTTACTGGTTTACCAGCTTTAACTTCAGTCTTAATATTCTCTTTAAAAGCCTTTGGGCTTGCAGATTTTTTTAGTGGCACAGTCTTTTCCTTTCGGGTTGTTGCCTTTTTCAAGGCGGGTTTTGCTTTAATTTCTGCTTTGCGTGGCTCAAAGTCCTCAGTAATAGGAAAATGCCATTGATTAGATGGCTTGGGCTTTGGGCCAATGACTTTACTTAACCAATCAATAATGCGATCAAACATACTTCCCCCTTTAGGTTTAACAATTCCAGTTTTTTAAACTAGCTTTAGCCCGTTCTGCTGGGCCTTTTGCTTTCTTTACTACGCCTTCCATCCTTGCACAAAATGATGCCTTACGACCCTTATCTTTCTCAGTCTTTGGATTTGGTGCAGGAGCTTTGAGATTGCTACCATTCTTGGCATTGTATTCAGCACGACCTTTTGCAGTCATTCCTGCGCCTTTGTCGGTAGGATTGTAGGTCTTGCCTTTACCTGTGGTTTTATGCGGGATAGGCTTATCGTGTTTGGTAGCCATTATTTTTTCTTTGCAGTCTTGGCAGAATCAATAAATGCTTGTTTGGTAGGTGCGCCTTTAGCTCCTACTTTACGCATTTTCTCTACGGGTTTACCCTCTGCTTTTTCACGCTTAATGCGCTCTTGTTTAGCGTGGATGTTTGCATAAAGACCAGGTTTAGTTGCCATATTTACCCTTCTGTCCAGCAGATGTCCTGCCAGCTCATTAAAAGACACTTTTCACCATTATGGTTAATCGGTGTGAACTTAAGATACTCCTCTTTGGGATTGTCGTTCATAGTGCCAAAACGTACTCGTTGCCCTACAGCAATCGGCATAGCTTCACGTCTTTCGGATGACAATTTCTTGCCAGGCCCTACAGCAACAACAGTTCCCATGTTCTCAGCTTCTTTGTTATTAACAATTAATACAGAGCTTAAAACACGAACATCTGGTCGGACAATGATCTTATCCGCCAGAGGTCTAAATGATACAATTTCATCAGCCATTTCAATATTACCCTATTGCTTTGGTTATAAACCCTGTAGCCCTTTACCGAGAGCTATGGGGTTTAGCTTATTTGCAATCGTCTTGGTCGTGACCGACACGCTTATGGCTGTAGCACTCACGCTCACCCATATTGCCGTCATTCAATTCACCGAGCTTGCCTTCAAAATTGCCAGCGTGGCTCATTGGGCGTGAACCCATTGCATCCATGCGACCCATGCCAACTCCTCCAACCAGCTTGACTTTGCGCTCTGCGCTCATGTCAGCTTTCGCTGCGCCAGCAGGTGCTTTTGCGCCAGTTGTTGAAGGTACGCCCTTCATGCTATCCATAATTCCCATGATTTATCCTTTGAGATGGGGTTGATACACTACAAATAATAATACTATTTTACGATTTTTCAAGTAATTTTACTAGAGTTATTGCACCTTCTACATCTTGAATTCTAGCTACTGTTGAACCACGCCAATTTAACATAAACGCTTCTTGCGCTGCTGTAAATTTAGACTTATCAGATGCTTTTATTTCAACAAGTGCGGTCTTTTGGTTTTTACCCACCACAAGATCAGGGAATCCGCCAGCAACCCTTGACGTATCAAATACAGAACAGCCAAGCTCTCGTAGCGTCTTAACGATAAGCGAATGATTTGAATCAACCCTTTTAGCATAAGTCATTGAATTGTAATAAATTAGAGGTTAGTATCTAAACACTTTACACCAATAAGGGCAAAAATGTCAGGTTATTATCTTACGGATCAACAATGGATAGCAGAGTGGAAAGCAATAGGAAGCCCCGCAAGATTTGCAAAAAAACATAAATTAAATATCCGGGCAGTATATAACCGCAGAAGATCCATAGAAAGTCGCTTAGGCATTGAGTTGCCTACTTTTAATGACGCAAGAATACCTATTAGCAAAGTAATGCAAGCAGAAGGTCATACCCGCAGAGGGTTTGATTTAGAACAAGGTAGAGTTATTGTTTTTAGTGATGCACACTTTTGGCCCGATATTACGACTACCGCTTATAAAGCTCTATTAGAATCAATTAAAGAGTTTAAGCCTACAGCTATTATTTGTAACGGAGACGCTTTTGACGGGGCCGGGATCAGTCGCCATCCTAGGATGGATTTCGACAAGTTGCCATCTGTCAAAGAAGAACTTGAGGCTTGTCAACATTATTTAGGTGAAATTGAAAAGGTAAGCAAAGGTGCAAAACTATTCTGGCCCCTCGGGAATCACGATATGCGTTTTACTAGCAACGTGGTTAACTTTCTTCCTGCTTTTGAAGGCGTGCCTGGGACTTCTTTAAAAGAGTATTTTCCAAGGTGGCAACCTTGTTGGTCTGTTTGG